ATTATATATAGTATTATTAGTATTAGTAGTAATTGGTTTTGGTTGTTGGTTTGTTTTTAAAAGCTGGGGAAGTAAAAGAAAAATAAAATAAAAAATATATAAGGTTGTGTCTAGGGGGGAGGGGGTTGTAATTTTTTAAAAAATAATTTCAGAAAAACTTTAGGTTAACCCCCCCTCCCTAAAATAATTATTATATATTTTTTCTGAAAACCCCTTTAGAGCGTAAATATATGGAAAATTCGAACAGTTTAAAGGGTTATTGCGGTTATTTGCTGTAAATTATTGAAATTTATTGATATAATGGTAAATGAAGAAGTCTAGTTAGAAGTTTTACAGTTTTCTTTAATTCTTTATTTACAGTAAAGAAATCTGTAACTAATTACATATTTTTACATAATTTATTTAAAGAAGTAAAGAAGTTTTTATGAAATTCGCAAAACGTCCGTTCATATTTTTTGAATTGCGAATGTCCGAAAGGAAAATCATAGACTGCTAAGAAAGGGGGTCGCTACTCAAATATGGCAACATTTCCAAAAATTGACCTACCAAAAAATTACGATCCTCATGATCCAGAGTTAAAAAAGAAGCTGCACCCTAAAGCAGACGAGAAGAATTTAATCTTAGAAAGAAGTTACGGCCCTATCTTAGCTTGTGGGTCTAAAAAGAATAATGGCTGTAGAAATGTAGCTGGGAAAGGGACCGATCATTTAGGTTATGGTCGCTGTAAGTATCACGGTGGGAATAATACAGGCCCTAAAACTAAGAAGGGTAAAGCTAAATCTAGCCAGAACGCTAGGAAGCACGGCTTTTATTCTGACGCTTTACACGACGAGGAAGCCGAACTTTATAATGAGCTTTTAGAGAAAAAGGACGAGATCCTAAGTTTACAGCACGAAATAACAGCGCTTAGGGCTAAGATAGTACTCTATCTAAAGAAATGGAAAGATAAATATAACCGACGCTATGAAGAACAGCTTAAAGAAACTGGGGACGAAAAACAGGCCAGGGCTTACGCTGAACTTAAGACTAGAGTTAAATTTCAGCAGAAATCAGACGGGGGTTACAGTTATTATACAGCTGGAACAATCGAGGATAACGCCTTAGATCGGGCCTTAAACACGTTAGCCCGGCTTATTGAAAAGCACGCCAGACTTACAGAGGATACGCCAGACGATCTAGTTGGTAGAATTAATAGCGAATTAAGAGCCGCTAGCCAGGGCGAAGTTAATGTAAGCTGGGGATCTGGGCCACAAAAAAGGCAAGACAAGTAAAAACTTCGTAAAATAAACGGTTTGCGAATATTTACATAAGAAAATTAGATAGAACTATAGATCAGATTAATTTCTTGTTTTACACAGTTAATTAGATAGAACTATAGATCAGATTAATTTCTTATTCTACACAGCTAATTAGTTAAAACTATAGATCAGACTATTTTCTTATTCTACACAGCTAATTAGTTAAAACTATAGATCAGACTATTTTCTTGTTTTACATAGGAAAATAGTTACGACTGGGGGCGATCTTATGGCAGATCAGCAAAAACCGACACTTAAAGAGGTTAAAGAGGCACTAAAACGGGCTGGGCTAAACCCTGTAGATTATAAGCATTTACCTTATAAAAAGTTACTGCATTTAGCTGGGTATAATACAGAATGACCCGCAAGAATAAAGATCCTTGCCGTGGTTGTGTTTGCTACAGCTGTAGAAAGTCCAGCCGCCACGGGGTAATACAAGCTTGCCCCCGCTGTAATGAGTGTAACGGTATTAAACTACAGATTTGTAGGAAGTCGGCCCCTACAGAAGAAAAGGGGGTACCTTTCGAATGGTAGATACTGACGGAAACCTGGCCTATAAGACAGACTTTGATTATAAAGAGGATATAGACCCGATTAGTGGGGCGCCTAAATTGGTGGCCGTCCCGAAAACAGCTAAAGCGGCCAGGGAAGGTGTGCCTTATAATACTATTAATGATTTAGGTGATCTTTTTAAGCGTGAAAACTTAAGGGAAGCCTGGCGCGTATTCCGGAAGAATGATCCGTTTGATTACCAGGTAGAAATAGCTGACGCTATTATATACAGCTGTGTACAGGGCTTAGGCTGGCAGTTTGTGGTATTAATGACCCGCCAGGCAGGAAAGAACGAAACTTCTGCCTTTATACAGCAGTACTTATTATTATACGGCTGGTACTTTGGGGAACAGGTAAGCGGCGTTAAGTTTGCGCCGGTACATAAACCACAGGTACAGGCTTCTATGGATCGCCTGGAAGGTGCGCCTACTAAAGATAGCGGCGGCCTGGCCGGATCAGTAGTTACACGGCAGTTATGGTCTAAGTCTGACGGCTTTAAGTACCATATCGGACCGCCGCGGGACAGTAACAAATGGACCTTTTTATCTATTAACCCGACTGCTAACGTAGCTTCCCAGACTGCTTTTACGCTTTTAGAAGGTGACGAAGCCCAGGACATAGACCGGGATAAGTGGGAACGCGACGCCCAGCCTATGGCTTCTTTCAATAATGCGACTACCGTATTCTGGGGCGTAGCCTGGACGAAAGACTGTTTTATCTATGAAGCGATCCAGCAGTCCTACGATATGGAAGAAAGGCTAGCTAAAAAACTGGATATAGGAAGGCCGAAGCTTGTTTTTAAGGTAGACGCTGACCGAGTTAAGCAGGTTAATGATAATTACCGGAAGGCTTACGAAAACCAGGTAGCGCGTTTAGGTGAAGATCATATCGCTATACAGACACAGTATAAATTAAACTTTGTTGACAGTATAGGTCGCTTTTTTAGTGACGAGAACGTGGCCCGAATGTATGCTAATAACTATCGTATGCGGGTAGGTCCGGAAAAAGGAAAGACTTACATATTCAGTACTGATGTAGCGGGCCAGGAAGAAAACCCGACTGATCTAAAAGATTTTACAGCTGGAAAAGACAAGCGAGATAGTACGGCTTTAATTATCGGGGAATTACAGAATGACGGGACAGTAGTTCCGGTTTGCTTGTATCATTGGACCGGGGAAAAGCACACAAGGCAAAGAGAAACTATAAAAAAGATTTTAAAACATTGGAACGTAATAGGCGGCGTCTGTGACGCTACAGGGATCGGGGAACCCTTGGCTTATTACCTAATAGAAGAATTCCCGAGATTGGATATTATACCGTACAAGTTTAAGGCTAACGGGGACGAGAATAAATCAAAGCTGGGATATTTAGCTTATAATTATAACAGCCTTGATCTTATTAAGATCCCGGGACAGCCTACAGGGGAAGGTAACAAAAGGGCCGCGGAATTATGGAAAGAGCTTCGCTGGCAGATTAAGCACTTAATTAGAGAAGCGAAGAAAAAACAGCAGATTAACTGGCACGTGCCGCAAAACGCGACGCCGAGATATGAAGGCCACGTACCACACGACGACTTAGTTACAGCACTATTTTTATTATTGCACGGCGCCTTTAATATTAAGGGCGGCCAGTACGGTGTAAGTATCCCAGACAGACGAGATCTTATTTAGAAAGGGGCTAACGTATGGCAGTAACGACATCAGTACCGATTTTATTGTCAGATCTACCAGAGGATACGGGACTAGAACAAGAAGTAGCAGAAGCCTGGGGCCAGAAGAACGGCCGCTGGATCGGAAAAATTTTAGATCAGCACGACGCCTGGCTTAGAGAAAATAACATAGAAGAATACCAGAAAGCTTATGACGGTTACATAGAAGAAATAGAAAAACGCGACAAAGATCGCGGCGACGGTATTAATAATAAACTGATAGCTAATTACGCCCAGCTTATTGTAGATACGGTTGTCGATTATATGATAGCCCAGGCTCCAACATTTAAAGTAGAGGACCCGGTCCAGGTAGAAGATCCGGAAGCTGACGAAGCGGATATAGTAAAAGAATACCGGCAGGTTATTAAAGATTACTTAGGAACAACTAAAGCGCACCGAATACTCAAAGAACAGCTTACACAGGGTTCTTTAGCCGCCTACAGCTGTATAATTCATTGGATCGAGCCGGACGGGACCATAGATTTTGAAGAATATCCGGTCCAGGAAGTAATACCAGTCTATAATACTAAGAATAGACGGGCTTTAGTGCTTAGGGCTTACGATATAGAAGTCCCGGTAGATAGTGAAGCCGGTATTAAGCTAGAAACCCGTAAAAGGGTCGAAGTTTACGACGATAAATACGTAACCTGGTACATATCCGATAAAACAGGTAAGAAATTCGAACTTGAAGACGTGGAGGAAGGTAAAAACAACCCTTTCCCACACTACGCCGGCAGGATCCCGGTAAGTATCTTCAATAACGGAAAACCTGCTAATTATAAGGACAGGCTTAAGAATGTAGGAAAGTCTGATCTTTCAAACGGTGCTTACAGCCTTATTAAAGACATATCACACAAGTTAAGTGATAAATCTAACCTGGCCGAGTACTTAATGGATCAGTATTTACTGCTTAAGGGTGTAGATACCGACGAAGAAGAAGTACAGAAAATGAGAAAAGCCAGAGCCTTAGCTTTAAAGAATTCCGATAGTGACGCGGCGTTTATTAGCCAGGACCAGGACGACACGACCACTAAAAACTATATGGATCGTCTTGTTAACACCTTACACGATACAACCTTCACACCTAATTTAAGTAACTTAGAGGGTAAGACGGCCTACGAAATTAAAATGAAGTTCGCTAACCTGGATATTAAAGCAGGTAAAAAAGAGATCTATTTCATAGAAGCTATTATGGAAACTGTGGCTATAATCACGGATCTACTTAACGCTGACAAGTTAAAAGAAGCTGGAATAGCCGAAGAAGAAATACACAGTATCCTAGCCGGGAAAACTGAAACAGAAGTAGAGTTATATAAGTCAGAATGGGTAAGCCCTAGTCTGACCCGGAATATCCCGCAGGACTATCAAGCAGTATCTACTATAGTAGCAACGCTGGCTGGAAAAGTACCAGATAAATACTTATATGAGCTGTTATGGTTTGTAGACGATCCTAAAAAAGCCCTGGCTGAAATGAAAGAACAGCGTAAAGAAAAGCTAGAGGAAAATATGGGCGCTATGGGCTTCGGTAATGAGTTTACAGACTTAGAAGGTCAGAATACGGAAGAATAGGGGGCTAAGATATGGCGGATATAAGCGATCGGGTCCTTAAACGTCGGCAGAAAGATCTGTCGGACTTCGTAGAGAAATACCAGGACCAGTTAGATAAGTCCGCCGGTCAATATGCTAAAGAAATGGTCCCGATCTGGAAAAGGCTTAAAGACAGAGCAAAAAGTAAAACAAAGTCTATATATAAACAGGTTGGCGCTTTAGACGATCCGAAAAAGATAACTAACCTAATGCGGCAGGGCGATAGAATGGACGCCCTGGCTAATAGTCTAGCCGCTGATATTAAGCGCGTAGAAAATAAGCTACAGCCTTATTACAGCGCTAATATAGGTTATGAGTTCGAGAAAAGCTACTATAGTCATTTATTCGGAATGGAACAAGCGGCTAAGATTAGCGTAAATACGCCTATGTTATCTATGGAACGTATTTTAGGCGTACTTGCTAACCCCTGGCTTGATGACGGGGGTAATTATTCGGATAGATTACGGGCTAATACAGCTTTATTAGCTAGTAAAATGAAAGATACTATTAACGATATGGTAGTAGAAGGTTGGGGCTGGAATGAAGCGGCCCGAAGGCTGGGACAGATAACTGATGAAGGCTATTTTAATGCGGTACGGCTTATAAGAACCGAAGCTAACAGAGCCGCGGCTTTAGGAGCTAGTTATTCATATATGGAAAACGCCGACGTATTAGACGGGAAACGCTGGAACGCTACCTTAGACGCCAGAACAGCGCCGAAGGACGCTAAAAACGACGGCAAGCTTTACGATTTAGACTATGATACGCCCGAAAATGCTGGAATAGCAGGTCAGCGGATCCCGAACCACCCGAATTGCCGCTGTAAATGGTCGCCTGTTTTATCTGCCCTGGGTGTAAGTGAAAAAGAACGTATAGCCAGGGGTAACGGTGACGGTCCGGATCAATTCGGGGAAAGAACATATACTAAAGCCCGTACATATGAAGAATATGCGAAAGAACGCGGCTTACCTAGTTTAGATAAAAGGTTAGAGGTCGATAACCCGAAAAGTTACTTAAGACCGGGGGAAACTATAGCAGATCTTAATAAAAAAGTAGGTAGATATACAGTAAATGGTAAAAGTATTGTAATATCTAAGAACGCTTTTAATAAACTTGCAGAAGAAACCGCAGAAGCTTCTACAGCCGGTACTTTTACGCCGGCCAGCACTTTAGCGGAAGCTAAAAGAGAAGCACGTAAAACTTTTAAAAAAGTGGATCTAAACGGGGTAACTTTAGATCAGCTTAATGAGATTAACAGAGGTATAGCCGCAGGTAGAAACGGTTTGCCGCTTGAAATAGATAACCTTGACTGGATACCTGCTAATAAAAATCGAGGGACTTCTGGTCTTGTAACTCATTCAAAAAAAGACCCTACAAAAATGCCTAGAATGAGTTTTAGAAAGTTGCATATTAGAAACCCAGAAAATTATATTAAAAAACAGCAAAGAAATTATAAGTATAGTCGTAGAAAGGTACTTGAAAAGCTGGAAAAACAAGCTAATGATAGCCGGCGTCCTGATTGGTTGTTAGAACAGAATAGAGAAAAGCTGGCTAAAGCTAAAGAAGTAGTCCGCTGGTCTACTCATACAGATGTAGAAGCTGATGATTTTATTTATACTTTAACCACTCACGAAACAGGACATGGTATATATAATTATAACGGCCTTGCTGATACCTGGGAAGACGCCTTAGAGAAATTTGCAGTAAAGGAAGTAGATAGACTTAAGCTTTCTGAATACGGGGCCAGCAGTAGTTCAGAATTATTTGCAGAAACTAACGCTATGGTAGCGCTTGATCGTAAGGCTGACGTACCAGAAACTATTTTAAAAGCCTACGAGGAAACCATTAACAGCGTTAAGGGAGGTACATAATGGAAACTGTTTATTGTATGACCTGTAAACATTATAACGGACTACAGACTTGTGACGCTTTTAAAGATAAAATACCACAGGACATATTTACGGGCCTTAGAAATCACGAAGAACCTGTAGAGGGTGATAACGGTATTACTTACGAACCTATAGAAACAAGCGGCTAGTTATTACCTGGCCGCCTTAATATAGATTTATGGCCGACGGGCCTTTATAAACGGTCAATCATAAAATTATTAAATATTATTTTACGGTACGGGGACCGGATAACCCCGGAATAATGAGCCGACGGGCCAAAAACGGAAAGGGGATATAATAAAATGGAAGAACTTAAATTGCTTAAAGCTAAGTACGAAAACGGAAAGATCAAAAGGGAAGAATACTTAAAACAGCTGGATCAGCTACTAAATGACGAAAATATATCGCAGGAGGAACACGACGAAGCTAAAGAATACGACCCGGAACAAGGCGAAACTTTAATTTACAGTCAAAGCGATGTAAATAGGATCGTTAAGGGGCGCGCCCTTCGCGAAATCAGAAAGTATTTACGTAATGCCGGGGTAGAAGACGTAGACGATTTAGCAGACGGCGAAATAGAAGATAAAGTAGTCGAACTTGTTACAGTTGGGGCAGAAGCCGGCGAAGTAACACCGGACGATAAGGAACTTAAAAGGCTGAAAGATAAGGCCGCTAAAGCAGATCAGCTGGAAGCTACTATAGATAGACTTAGTGTAGAAAATGGGGTCTATAAAGTGGCTAGTAAGTACAAACCTTATGATACTAAGCAAGTAGTACGCGCCTTAACTACTGATTATTCTGATCTCTTAGAATATGAAGACGGTAACCTGGTAGAAGGTTCCGTCGAAAAAGCAGTGGAAAGGGTAGTTAAAGCAGAACCTAACCTATTCCCAGACGAAGAAGGTAGCGGAAAGGACGACGACACCGGCGACGATAAAAAGTTTAAAAGCGGCGGACCCGGTGGGGGCGGCGGCAAAGGTAACGATAATGACCGCAAAAAGAAAGTAAATAGTGCCTTAGAGAAAATGGGTTTTAAAAAAGACGAGTAAAGTAAGATCAATTTAAGGGGGAATAAATAATGGCAGATTATCAAGTTAGACATTCCAGCGCTAACGCACCGAAAGAAATTAAGGCTTCGGCGCATTACGCGTATATTGACGGAGGTATCACTTTAGATGGTTCTACTTTTTCAGCAGAAGAATTAGTAGAAGCTGGTACTTGTGTAGCTAGAAACGTAAATACTGGAAAGTATGAAGCTTACACAGAAACCACACCCGACACATTCGAACCAGACTATGATAGACCGCTTATTTTAGACGAAAGCGTTAAGTTTAAGCTTGACGACGACGGAAATAACGCGGACCAGGTAGTCGGTGAAGTATTAGTACACGGTGCAGTTTATGAAGGTATGCTAACCGGTGTAACTGACGCTTTCAAAGCTAAAACTAAAATGATCGACTATAGATAATAGATACCGGTATTAAAATTTCACAGCCGGGAAATAACTTAAGGGGGAATAAATAATGGCAGGATTAGCACAATATAGCGAGTATTTTGAAAACCCGCTATTTACAGAAACTATACAGGAAATTCCTGTAGACGAGAACTACATTTCTAGTCGTTTTCTTCCCAGGGTAGAAACTTTTGACCTTGATTGGAACGAAACAGTACTAGAAAGACAAGCTGATATGGCAGACATTGTAGACGCTGGAGCAGAACTTCCTATGACTGACAGGGACCCAGTAAGACGCGTAAGCGGTGAAATTGCAGACATAGGACAATCTTACATAGTCAGTAAGAAAGAGTTAAGAGGTCTTATGAGCAATAACGAAGCTGAACGCGAGCTTATGGAAGCCCAGTTACTTAATAAAGCGGCCAGAGTACGCGGTAATATTGACGCCCGTATCGAGTGGATGAACTGGCAGGCGCTGGGTAACGGTATGTTAAGCTACAATAAAAACGGGGTTATGTTAGGTATTGACTTCGGGGTACCGTCAGATCATAAGAAAACAGCCGCTGTTAAATGGGACGACGGCGCCGGTGGACCAGATATTATTAGCGATTACGAAACCTGGGTACAGGACTACGTAGACGCGAACGGTCAAGCACCGGACGTATTCGTAACTTCAATTAAAGCGATCCGTACAGTATTAAAAGATAGTACGATCGTAGAATCTGTAACAGGTAACACTACTTCCCAGCGAATTACTCTACCACAGCTTAACGAGTGGTTACAGGGACTAGAACTTCCACCTATGGAAGCTTTCGACAGTAAAGTTACCTATAGGGACGTTCAGAGCGGTGGAAGTCGTGTTACTCAAAGATTATTACCAGAATACCGCGGCGTATTCTTACTAGAGGGCGGAGAAATTGGAAACAGTTTATTAGGCCCTACAGTAGAAAACGATATGAACCCGGGTATCTTTGGTAGATCTTTTACAATGGAAAGACCTAAGCGTGAAATCGTAGAGGTAGTTACTGCTTCAATGCCTAAAGTAACTAACCCGGAACTGATTATGTACGCGGATATTTTACTTAACGCGTAAACTAATTAACTAATGTAACCAGGGTCTAATTATAGGCCCTGGTAAATCACAAGGAGGTATTAGCTAAATGGCAGACGTACAGGAAAGAAAGTATAAAATTCTTAAGGGCGGTAAGGTTACTTTAAGGGGTGTAGATCTTAAAAAGGATCAAGTAGTAGAACTTCCGGTAAGTGCCGGCGAACACCTAGTAAAAGAAAAGGTCGCAAAAGCTGTGGTAATGGAAGTTAAGAATGAAGATACTTCCCAGGACGACAGTAAGCAAACCGAAGAAGAACTGCAAGCGGCTTATGAAAAAGAATTTAAAACTTTAGATAAGAAAACAAGGGATAATCTTTACGAAGTAGCTAAGGAAATTATCGAAATTCCTTACGATATTAATAAAGATCCTCTAATTGAAGCTATTATCGAAGCCGATAAGACTAAAGCCGTACTTAAAAAATTAGAAGAATAAGGGGGTTAAGTTATGGCCTATCTTACAGCTAGTGAACTAAACGACTACTACCCGGACGCTGAAAATATGAGTACTAACGACGTAACTAAGTTTTTAGGTCGTGCTAATGGCTTTGCGGCAGGTGTTATAGGTGGACCGCTAACCGAAGATCAAATAACTAGCGCTGGAATGGATCCAGAGAACATTAAAAGTGCTATAGGTATGGCTTTCGAGATACTAAGCGAGGGCGAAACGGGCCAGGTCAACCTTGATAACGGTAACGTAACAGAAGCCGCACCGACCGGCCACTTTGTTAAAAAGAAAGACCCGCTTAAGGACGTCGTAACAATGCTACAGCCTTACGCTGAATTGCACGACAGAATTAACGCGGAAAAGTCAGATCGCGGGATCAGTTTTTTATAATGGCCCGCCGCGACGATAATTTAGAGATCGAAAACTTAGAAGACTGGATAAAGTGGTTAGACGGTTTAGACGACGAACATATCGAACGCTTTAAATCCCGGGTGTTAAGATCAGCAGGCCTTCGCGGTTTAGAATACACCCAGGACCTTACGCCCGTAAGATCTGGAACTTTGGCTGATAGCTATAGCTTCGGTGATAAAAATAATGTATTTGAACTTAAAGCAGGTAAGACAAGTTACGTAGTCTGGGGAACTACAGTTAAGTACGCCAGACACGTAGAGGAAGGCTTCGAGCAACAAGCTGGAAGATTTGTCCCTGGCTTCTGGAAAAACGGAACCTTTCATTACCGGGAAGATTACGACACCGGAATGGTTCTTACCGGAAAAGTTATTCCTGGCGCACACCAAATGGCTAAAGGTATAGAATACTTAGATGACGATTTAAGCGACATTGTAGACTTTGAATTTCAGCGCCTTTACGCTGAATTAAATAACTAAAGGGGGCCTGGTTAATGGGTAACTATAAACTAGAATTAAACACGATCCAGACCTGGATAAAGCAGGCGGCAGACGTGAATTCTATCCGCTTAAACAGCGGTAAAACTAAAGCTTCCAGGCCTATAATCTTATTTGAACCGCCGGGCAGGGGTAAAGATCGGGAACTAACCCGGTATAAATACGTGAACGGAATAACCCAGTATTGTAGGTTATTTGCTAATAACTTAGACGAAGCCCTGGAAATACAGGAAGCTTTAATATCTGATATAGAAGATCGGGACAGTTATTTAGATATTAAAGACGGAAACGGTGTTAAAGTAGGAAGGCTTAAGAATATAGAAGTTGAGTTCACAGACAGTGACGGCCTGGATATTAGCTTTGTTATTAGGTACGAAGTAACTTACAGCCGCCCAGTACCAGAAGCGCCGCCTAGTCCTACTTTTGTAGGTAATAGACTGATAATAAATGAAAATCGCGGCGAAGTTAAAGACTACTAAAGGGGGTTTATTAAATGGCTAAAAGTAAGAAAGAGGACACAAAAAAGACCACTACGAACACAGAAAATAAAGCCACGTACACAAAGGAAGAACTAATAAATGCGGCAGAAACTGCTTTTAACGTTAGACCGCACCTTTTAGCTGGCGCCCTTCGTAACTTAGAAGGGGAAATCACGAAAGAAGAAGCAAAAAAGAAACTTGACGCGTATAAAGCGCGCAAGGTAAAAAGATAATCGAAGGGGGATTATAAATTATGGCAGGTACTTATATAGAAGGATCCAGTAAAGTACTATCCGGTGTTTATACGCTGATACAGTCTGTAATAACTGGTATCCCGTTAGGCGATCGCGGTATAGTAGCTTATCCGTTTACCGCTGACTGGGGACCGGCTAACAAGCTGGAACAGGTATTATTCGGCGGGGAATTTGATAAGAAGTACAACGCTTCTGCAAATGAAAGCTTATCCGCTAATTTAATCTATGATAACGCCTGGAAAGGTAAGCCACAGCGAGTATTAACTTATCGTATGGCAGACCCAGACGCCGCAAAGGGTACAGTAAGCTTGCAAGATAGCGGCACGACTGAAAGTATAGCTATGGAAACTAAGTACCCCAGCGACAGGGCTTTTGAAGTAACAGTTAAAGATAGCCTGGCTACTGACGGGAATAAAGTTATCCAGATTATAGAAAATGGCTATAAGCTAGCAGAAGTAGACGCCGGAACCGTAGCAGAGCTGGAAGAAAAGCTGAACGCTACAGGCTACGTGAATGTAACAAGTACTGGCGACAACCTACCAGCTAATATTGTAGGTGAGCCTTTCGCCGGTGGTAATAACGGCGCGGCCGCTATTACTTCGACCGAGTATTCAAACTTCCTGGACGCTATAGAAGCTAACGGCAAGCCGCAGGCTTTCAGTCTTGACGGTGTAGACGACGAAGCTATTATAGCAGAGATGGAAGCTTGGACTAAAAGAGTAAGGGACCAGGGCTTATATATCACTTTTGCAAGTGGTGGACCGTCTACCTGGGATACAGACGTCGACGCGGCTAATACAGCCAGTAAGAACTTTAACCACAGAGGTATAGTTAACGTCGGAAACGGTGTTGACGGTTACACAGCGGCAGAAATGGCAGTATTCGTAGCGGCCAGGGTCGCAAGTATTCCGTTAAATAGAACTGTGACTGATGTAGTTATCGACTACGACAGCGTTAATGAAGAATTACTACCAGGGGATCGTGTAAAAGCAAAAGAAGCTGGTACTTTAGTATTTACTACTGATGATAAAGGTATGGTAGTTATCGACGAAGGGGTTAATACTTTAACAGCGCCTTCCGGTGGCGAACATATCTATATGGGTAAGATCAGAGTAAATAACGCGCTTGATTTTATCAGTAGAGATCTGGAAGCTTTCGGTAATGAGTATAAGAAAACTAAATCTAATACCCAGGAAGCTAGACAGACCTACGCTAGTTTAGTACAGGATACATACTTTAGAGCGCTGGCGGCTATGGAAGTAGTTAAAGACGAACCAGGTTTTAGGTACTCTTATATCGAAGATCCGGAATATCACGGCAAAGACGCGGTATATAGCCCGGCTTTAGACGAAGCTTACTTTATCGCTGAATTTACACCCGTTGATAGTATGGAACGGATCTACCAGAAATTCCAACTTAGATTTTAATAGAGGGGGTATTAATATATGGGCTTCGACACTAACGAAGTTATTAACGGTAAATATGGCTTTTTATACGACGAGGACGGCCGCCAGTTAACTACTACCCAGGAATTTGAAGCTGTAGTAGATCTTAACAAAGAGGAAATAGAAATGGCCGGCGAATTTATGTCCGGACATAAAGTTATGGGCGGATCCGGTTCTGGATCAGTAACTTATTTAAAACTTACTTCTGCCCTGGTTAAAAAGATCAGCGAGGAACCTACAGCTAAGTTTAACTATTTAGGGAAGCTGGCAGATCCTACTGCAAAAGGGGAAGAAGCAGTCCTTTATAAGCGACTATCTTTCGATCAGATACCCTTACAGAACTATTCATTAGGGGATATTGTAGAAGTAGAACTGGACTTTACTTTCGAAGATTTCGAATATAAGGCCAGTATAGACGAATAATTCAATAGTTAGGGGTTAACGCCGTAAAGGCTTAACCCCTGGCTAATATTAGAAAGGGGTTTTAATTTATGTCAAACAATTTTACTAGTTTAGATATGATCTTAACAAAGGATACAGAAGAACTTACAAGTCTTAAGACCGGGGAATTTGAAAGCGAGAAACTGGGTTTAATTCCTTATACTGCTATAGATCACCCAGAGTATAAGAGAAATAAGCGCGACTGTGTTAAGTTGATACCGGACGGATCGGGTGGAAGAAAACCCGACGTAGACGACGATAAACTAATGGTTCGCTTAGTTATCGACGCGGTAGATAAGGATAATCGAAGCGACTTTACTTTTGCTAATAAAAAACTGCTGGAAAAGCTTAACGTAGTCAGCGCTGAAAAAGCGGTAAGTAAGTTACTACAGCCGGGGGAAATTTACGAGTTCGCTATGGATATACAAGATCTTTCCGGTTTTGGTAAAAGAGCGCGTAAAAAGCAGGAGGAAGAAGTAAAAAACTAATAAAGCAGGACGGCGAAGCTAGGTTATTAGCTTATATATGGAATAACTATAAAAAGCTTCCGTCCGAAATTTACAACCTACCGCCTGGCGAAAAAACTTTTATTTACCAGGCTACGCTTGAACGGATCAAAGCAGAAAATAAAAGATCTCGCAAGTAATGAGTAGAAAGGGGGTAAATTAATGGCTAGAGAATTTGTAATGGGCGCTAAAATGACCTTGAAAGATAGATTTAGTAAGCAATTAAAGGACGTAAAACGCGCTACCGATATGTTTAGTAACTCTATAGAAGGCGCTAACAGCGAAACCGCAGAAATGGTAAATAGGCAGTTAAGAGCGCGGGACAGTATGGACGATTTTAGCCGCGACACCCAGAGGGCTACTAATAACTTAAAAGAACAGCGGACTGCTACAAATAGATTAGGTTCTGGAATGAGAATGTTAAGAGGTTTATTAGTCGGTGTAGCTTCGAGTATGGCCCTGGTAGGCGGTAAAAAATGGCTTGTAGATAGTAACGCTAATATGGAAACTTACCAGAATACGCTAGAGGTTATAATGGGTTCACAGGAAGAAGCTATTAAACAGCTAGAATGGGCCGAAAAATTCGCCGGCGGAACACCCTTTCAGATCGGCGATATAGTAGAAGCTACTACCCGTCTAGAAAGTTACGGCTTGCAGTCAGAAAAAGTATTAGGTATTACTGGCGATATGGCTTCTGTAATGGGTAAAGATCTTATGCAAGCAGTAGAAGCTGTAGCAGACGCCCAGACCGGAGAAGTAGAAAGACTTAAAGAATTCGGTATAACTAAGGATATGATCGAGGAACAGGCCGAAATGCTAGGCACTAACCCGATTAACAATAAGGGACAAATAACGGATATGAAAGCTTTTAACGCCGCTTTATTTTCTCTTATGGAAGAACGCTTCGAGGGCGGAATGGCTATGCAAATGGAAACCTGGGACGGTATGATGTCAAATGCTAAAGATTTCTGGTCCCGGTTAGGTAGAACTTTAGGCGAACCGATCTTCGAGGAAGCTAAATTACAGCTTGAAGGTCTTTTAGAGTACCTAAGCTTTTTAGAGGACAGCGGCGCTATAGATCGCTGGGCTACAAATGTAGAAAATAGTTTAACAGCTGTAAAAAACGGAATTAATAATTACATAAAACCGGGCGTCTTTTTTATGATCGGTGCCGCACAAGCTATCCGCAATAACTGGGACTGGATCGGGCCTTTTGTAGAAGGCTTAGTCGTAACCCTGGGTAGTTACTTAATGATTACTAAAGGTATAGCTTTTTACCAGACCGTAGCCGCTGGTATACAATGGGCTTATAATGCCGCTATTACAGCTTATCAGACATTAGGTCTTATAGCGATCGGTATAACCGAAGGTTGGGCCGGCGTCCAAACAGCGCTCAATATCGCTTTAAACGCTAACCCTATAGGCCTGGTAGTAGCTTCGATAGCTTTATTAGTCGGAGGTTTAATATTAGCCTATAGGAAGTCAGAAACCTTTAGAAACATTGTTAACAGCGTATGGGATACAATCTGGACTAAGGTTAAACCTATAGTAGATAGTTTACGGAATTCTATAGTTAACGCTTTTAGTGCAGTACTTAACTGGGTTAATACTTACTGGCCTAAGATCGAGCAGATAATATCTTTTGTTTGGGCTTTTTTAGGGCCTTTTGTAATGGCTAAGATTAACATAATTAAGACAGCAGTAATTAATGGCTTTAGTTTAATATTTGATACCGTACGCCGTGTTATGGGTATGGTAGGCGCAATAGTTCGTATAAGCTGGTCTATAATATCCGGAATATTCGGTGTAGGTTTAAGCCTACTTACCGGTGACTGGGAAGGTGCCTGGGAAGCTATGTTAAGTATGCTATCTGGTATCTGGACTGGTATAGAACAGTTCTTTACAGAGTTAGGTGGTCTATTTTTAGACGCCGGGGGTACTATTATAAATACCTTAGTTACAGGAATTCAAACCGCGGCTATGGCCCCAGTAGAAGCTGTAAAGAATGTATTTGAAAAGGTAAGAAACTTACTGCCGTTTAGTGACGCTAAGGACGGACCTTTTAGTAATTTAACAGGTAGCGGCCAGGCTATTATAACTACTATAATAGACGGTATAGAAAATAAAGCTACTAAGATCTACGATACTGTTACTAATGTATTTGAAAAAGTAAAAGATTTTGCGCTGACACCGATTAACGGGATTTTAAACGCCGTAGATAATGTATTCAGCGGGGTTAGAAACAGCGTTTTAGATATTTATAATAAGGTAGTAGGGATAATTGATAAGATCCCGAAAGCTTTTTTACCTAAAAACTTAGAAAATCTAAAACCTATAGAACTTAAGGCCAGCGCTTCTGGGGATCAATTTAAAGATAGCCCTACAACAGGTAACAGTCAGAAAATAAACCCAGCTGGAACAGTTAACACGAATAATACAAGTAAAAGCGTAGCTATTCAGAACTTAATAGGTACTTTAGAACTTAAGGACGTAGGTAATAGAAATGTAGAAGATCTGGTAGACGAGATTATAGCTAGTCTATATAACAGATTATCGGACGCTGACGAAGTATTAAGCACCGGTGAAATGGAGGTATTACTCAATGGGTAGTCTAAAGGTAAAGATAACCATAAGGGATAATAAAACAGGCGAATACGTACGTATTCCAGTAATACCGCCCAGGCTTCAATACCAGGAGGGCGCGGCTATGGTAGATACTGTTAAGATCCTTAATGTAGGTAATATTGATTTCCACAGCGGGGTGGAACTTGACAGTATGGGCTGGTCCTCTTTTTTCCCGGCAAGATACGACGGCGGTTATGTTAATATCGCCGGGGATCTTCTAAAAGAACCGCTGGAATATAAGGAAATATTTAAAGAATGGAAAGATACAGGTAGGCCTTTACAGCTTATTATACCTGTAATAGATCTTAACGTACCTATGTATTTAGCTTCCTTTAACTGGGATCTTAGAGGACACGAAAAAGATATTTATTACAGCTGTAACTTTAAGCGCGATAAAGACGTAAGACCCAGACAGTATAATACAGACACCGGGACGATCGAAGAAGTGACACAGCAAACGGCAGAGGACAGGGCGCCAGTACCGGAAGAAACACCACCCAGTAGCTACGTAGTTAAGGAAGGGGATAACTTAACTACTATAGCAAAAAGAACGGGGAATGACTGGGAAACTATTTACGCTGATAACAGGGAAGCAATCGGGGACGATCCGAACACAATACAACCAGGAACGGAATTAATGGTATGATCCAGGTAGAAGTTAACGGCCAGGACATTAGACCATTACTAGCCAGTCCGCCCCGAATACAGGATAATATAAACGCCACGTGTAGGACTTTATCCCTTAAGCCTTATAAAAGTCGTGATCTGGAAAACTATTTAGGTCAGCCAGTTAAGCTTCGTTATAGTAACGAGATCTGGTTCTATGGTTTTTTAAGATCACGGCGCTATAACTCAAACGGACAGGCAGAGTATACCGCGGCGGATCCTCTAATATTTATGAAAAATAACCCCGGTGATTATTACTTTAAGAATATAACAGCTAACCAGGGAATGAAGCAGTTAGCAGAAAAGACAGGCGTAAAGATCGGCCAGCTGGAAAATACCGGCGCCGTACTATCCCAGCTTTTTTACGAGAATAAGGACCCGGATAAAATAGCTATCGACTTACTGGCCCGAACTTACAGAGAAAACAGTAAAAAGTACTGGTTTAGATACGATCCAGAAAAAGGTCTGATCCTATTTGAAAGAAAAACACCTAAAAAGGTCTGGGCCTTCCAAGTCGGTGTTAACCTAGAACAGGCAGAATACAAGGATAGTATCGAAAAAACAGTAACTATAGTAAAGCTTGTTAACAGAGAAACAGGGAAGGTAGTTACTAAAGGCGATAGTCAAAGTATTAAACAGTACGGGCCTTATACACACTTTGAAGAAGTAGACAAACAGGCGGCTAAAATAATGGATCAATTAGCTAATGATCTATTAAAACAGAAAGGTAAAGTCGAAAAATCACAGAGTATTAAGGGAATAAATCCGGGGACTATGCCGCAGTTTTACAGCGGGGACGTGATTTATGTAGAGGAAGAAAAAACTAAACTAATCGGTGCCTATCATATTAAAAACGCGGTACAGACTTTTAAGAGTGATAACCTTATAGAACTTAAGTTCGATATACAGGAAGCGCCGGACGTACCTATTATAGAATATGAAAACGCCAGTCAACCGCCGCCGTCTGATGAAGAAACAGAAAAAGGCGTACAGCAGGAATACAGCGACGAACTTAAAAAGCTGATGGATAAATACGGAATAGATCCGGAAGGTTAGGGGGTTAATTAATGGCAGATAAAGAAGTAGACTTACTTAAACTATTAAGAAAAGAAAATGATAACCAACCCCCAGGCCTTAGAGTAGCCAGGGTAAATAGTACTGAACCGGGAACGGAAACCTTTATTTTAGAGGGTTCAGAACTTGTATTAGATATAGATTTATTCGAAGTACCGCCGGAAATGTACCCTTTAAGGGTTAACGATCTTTATTTAGCTTACCCGCTTGTCGGTGGGGATAATAACCACCGCTGGGCCTTAATAGAAAAGATCAGCGGAGGAATACCGATCTTAGAAGCTGTAACACCCGGCCCGGACCCTACTTTTAAGTTTGAAAAAAGCGGACAGTTAGTAGATCCTGTTTACACGGCAGACCGCTTCGAAATTCCGGTAGATATGAACCCTGTTAGACAGACGGATCGCTTTTTAGTACGTCCGATCGACGGCGATAACTACAGCGCTAACCCACGCTGGGTATTAACCGAGAAACTGACCGGCGGGGTAGTACAGGCTACTATGGCCGGAGGTACTAGCTGTAATGTAGAAAATTACGGGACTATTTCCGGTTTGATTGTACCTAGCTGGGTAGTACATAATCATATACAAACACAGTATTTTGACACACACGATAAACCTAGCGATATGTATTTACGAGGTGATAACTTAGTAGTCGACAGCCTTAAAGGCGGCGACAGCGTAATAATAGAGCCTACAGGGACACCGGAAAACGTGCAATATGTAGTTACTCAATTCTTAAGTCGATAGGGGTGATATTATGGCAGGAAAAAAGACCCCTGTATTTGACTGGTCGAAAATGGAATTTAAAAGAGATTTAAACGGATCAGTAAAAACAGGGACCGGTAACGTAGCAGTAGAAGAATTATTCTTTAAAGCCCAGCAGACCAGAAGAGGGGTTTATTTGATATATGCTAACCAGGACGATCCGGATCAGCACCATAAATATGGTAATGATCTACTTAATGTAATAAGATCTAATCTTACCGGAGGGGTTAAGGAAAGCGAAATAAAAAGAGCTGTGAAAGAAGCTGGTATATATTTAGACGGTGTAAAGGACGTCTTTAACATTGAAGTAATTAAAAATGAGTTTAATGGTCGCAAAATAGATTTAGACGAGGTTTATATTAAAGCGGTGATTACTACAATTTACGACGACAAGCTACCTATAGAAGGTATTATTACACTAACTGAAAGGGGGTAAATATTTATGGCAGATAGACCAGAATTTAAATCTGTTTATGAAGAACAGGAAGCAGATATAAGAGATAGAATGTTAAGCAGAATAAGCGACGACTGGCGTAAAAAACCCGGCGATTTTGTTTATGATACTGTAGCTACTTCGCCACTTGAAGTAAAACAGTTACAGATCGGACTAGATCAGATATTAAAAAACGCTTTTGCTCAATACGCGGAAGGTAGCTTTTTAGATTACTTAATGAACGACATAGGAATGACCCGGAAAGGATCTACCCCGAACCAGAGAACTTTAAACGTAACAGCAGACAGTGGGGTAGTTATTCCAGCTGGGCAGTTACTTAATACTGTTATACTAGATAATGAAGGGGATCCTTTAGAATACACGGTCGACGAAAAGGTAGAATTCACCGCTAATGAAACAAAAGCTGTAAAAGTTACCTGTAATACTGACGGGACGGTCGGAAATATAGCTACAGGATCAGACTTTATTTTTCAACCTTCAATCGGTGGTATTAAACAGATAATAGACCAGGGTTCAGATATTTTAGGTACTGATACCGAGGACGATCCGGAAGCTTACGATCGCTACGAGTTTAAGGTAAATCACCCGGACACCGGAGGAAATAGAAATGATTATATTCGCTGGATCCAGGAAATACCAGCGGTCGGCGATCAGCGAATTCTGCCTTTATGGCGCGGCAACGGGACCGTAAAAGCGGTTATAATAGATACTGAATACCAGCCAGCTACTGAAACTTTAGTAGACGAGGTACAGGAATATTTAGATCCTAAACTAGATACTACAAAAGAAGCTGAAACTATGTTAACCGACGGCTACGGGGTTACAGTTAACGCTGATAATGCAGAACTAGCTTACGATAGCCAGGGGGACGGGATCTTATACTACGATCAATTCGGCGGTTTAGAAGATCTTTTAGAAACCCAGAACCATTTTAAGGCCAGGGTCCAGGTAAAAGTAGATAGTAATTCCGGAACTAATGATCTACTAAAGATCGAAGTAAGGGACCGCGGCACTTTAACCCCGGTTTATGAAACCGACGCGGAAAACAATCAAGCTGTAAAAACCCTTACCGCCGCAGACTTAAGCACAAGCTACGGTTATGTAGAACTTCCTTTTTACTGGGACGGTCTACAGCCTATAGAAATAGCAGTAACCAGGCTTACTACAGACACTACAACCTTAGTTACTGTAGATAATGTTAACTTTATAAGCTTATACGGCCAGGCTTTAGGGGAAGGAAAAGCGCCAGCAGGGGCTATGGTTTACGTTATATCAGCTATAGATCTACCGATAGATATTACAGCTGTAGTAGACTATTCCGAAGGTTACGACCAGGCGGAGGTAGAAGCTGACTTTAAAGATAAGGTAGAAAATTACCTTGTAGACCTAGCTTTTTCAGATAAGCCGGTAGTTTATAATAAGATCGGATCCCTACTTATTGAAACTACAGGGGTTAGTAACTATTCTGATCTTACAATAAACGGCGGAACTACTGATATAATGCCCGGTAAGGAAGAAGTAGCAACCCTGGGGACGGTGACGATCTAATATGACTTTAAGAACTGATCGAATGTTAAACCAGGCACCTTATTATTATAAATTCTCTAACCTATATAACCAGATCCAGGCGGCGCAAGCTAGCGAATACGATAGCATAGAGGAAGCCCGGGAAGATTTAAGAAAGCAATTTTATATTACTACAGCTACCTGGGGGCTTAAATACTGGGAAGAACTGCTTAATATACCTACTAACGAAAGTGACAGCTACGATGTAAGGCGGTCCAGGGTATTAAGCCGCTGGCGGGCTGTAGGTAACTTTTCCGAAGATTTGATTAAATCAGTCTGTGAAAGTTTTTTAAACGGGGAAGTAGACGTAAAGATTAGACCGGCCCAGTATGAAGTAATTATTAAATTCGTAGGTAAAAGAGGGATCCCGCCGAACTTAGAAGATCTTAAAGCAATAGTTAACGGTTTGATCCACGCCCACTACGGTGTAAGTTACGAATTTACTTATTTAATATGGGACGAAGTGGATAAAGAAAATATGACTTTTGATGAATTAGACGCGGCAAATTATACTTTTGACGAATTAGAAGTAGCTAGACCGCCGCTAACATAAAGGAGGTTAAAAATGAGCAGTCAATATAAAACACCGCAGTTAAAGCTTAATGACTGGGTAGGTATCGACCGTGTAGAACGTAAAGATTGGGTAAATGATAATAAGATATTAGAAAAAGTAATAAGTACAGGTTTTATAGATTTTGAACCTGTAAGCTATGTATCAAGTAACCAGTTTACTGTACCAGAAGACCAAACTAGTATTTTTATAACTAACAGAAGAATAAAAGCTGAAATAAACGCTAATTTTTTGTATTCTTCTGTAGAAAACGTAGTTTATAATTCTACTGACGACCTAACTACTGTAACGATTAAAGATAATATCCTAACTTCTGACTTAAATAGTATAGGTTACGGGAATATAATACCTGGAAATAGCGGCAATTTACCGTTAGAGGCCTTACAAGATACTGTAAGTAACCTTATATCAGCTGGAAATAATATCGATTTGAATTATGATGATGTAAATAACCAATTAATTATAAGTGTTAACGGTACAGCCCTTAATGCAGATACTTTAGATGGTAAGCATTTATCTGAAATAATCAGCACTGCTGTTCCACCAGGAACAGTAATATGGAGAGCAGTTAATAATATTCCTAATGGGTATTTAGAATGTAACGGGGCTGAACTATCAAGGACTACTTATTCTGATTTATTTGGTGAAATTGGAACTGTTTTTGGATCAGGTGATGGGAGCACAACTTTTAATTTGCCTGATCTTCGCGGTGAATTTGTTAGAGGATTTGATAATGGTCGGGGTGTTGATAGTGGTAGAGATTTTGGAAGTTGGCAAGATTTTGGTTTAAAACTACCTTTCCCTATAAGGCAGCCGCCTGATGGATTTACTACAGATGGTACGCTAAATAATGTCCCTTTAAGTTTTACTGTTAGTGATGACATACCGAATCCACATTTAAAAGAAGATTGGGAAAATTTAGTAGATGAAATAAGATCAAGGAATGTTGCTTTACTACCATTAATTAAATATTAAGGAGGTTAATTAATGAAGATATATCATTACAGTCGAGATAAGTATGAGTTTTTGACAGAAGGTGAAGCAAGAGAAAATCCTTTGGAAAAAGCAAAGCATCTTATCCCAGCTTTTGCTACTGATATTGAACCACCTTCATTAAGTGAAAATGAAGTAGCAATATTTAATGAAAGTACAGAAAGTTGGGAAGTGAAAGCTGATTATAGAGGGGAAAACTTTTATTATAAAGATACTGGTAAAAAAATAGAAATCGAACAAATAGGCGAAGTAGGAAATGAATTAACTGATATCACCCCTCCTCAAACTTCGGTAAATGAAAGAGCTATATTTAATCACGATATAAATGAGTGGGAAATTAAAGTTGATTATGTTGGTAGAAAATATTTTAATGAAAATGGAGTTGAAGTTGAAATTACAGAAATAGGAGTTGAGCCAGACCCGTCTTGGTTTAATACTTATGAAGAATATAGAATAGCTGAGCTAGAAAATGCTTTAGCAGATATAATAGGTGGTGGTACAAGTGCTTAAACCATTTCAAATTAATATATTTGTAAGAGTTGTTAAAAGAAAAGTTGAGACAGAAGGTAGAACTGCGGCTGATATTTTAGATAATGATTATCCTGCATTAACAGATACTGACAAGAATAACATTCTTTCAAAAATATAGAAACTTATATAATTATAGGGGGCGTAGTTAATGGGCGACACTAATAACAGCAGAAATAGTAATAACGGGGATTGTAACCAACCCTGCGCAGATTTACAGAGGTTAAAGGAAAAGTTTAACGGTTACGGGGAAAGGCTTAGTAAAGTAGAATACGCTACAGATAAAAACGAAGAAAATATAAGCAGTCTACAGATGGCCCAGGCAGAAATTAAAACATATATAGAAGGGTTCGGAACTAAGCTTGATAATTTAGAAAGTAGGCTTTTTACATACCTGGAAGGGATAAGTAAAACTAACCGCCAGGACAACGAGGACTGGCGGGAATATACACTTAAAGTAATCAAGTGGACGATAGCCGCACTTATTGGTTACTTTGTAGCAAAGGGAGGTTTTTAAGATATGAAGCCAGAAAATATCACGATCTTTATTGACGACGGTCACGGTATAGAAACGCCAGGGAAGCGGACCCCTGGCGGGACCCGTGAAAACGAGTTCAACCGACCTACAGCTGTAAAACTTAGGACCCTGGCCGAGAATTTAGGTTTTAATGTTACAATGGTAGCGCCAGAGTTAGAGGACGTGTCCCTGGAAAAGCGCGTAAATAGGGCTAATACAGCTTTTAAGTCTTTAGGGTCTAATCATAAGGCGATTTACGTAAGTATTCATTTTAACGCCGCAGGTGAAGGCTGGTCCGGTGCAGAGGGTATAGAAACCTTTCACTACCCAGGATCGGCAGAAGGTAGAAAACTAGCCGCGGCAGTACAGCAGGAATTAATTAAGGGAACGCCGCAGAGGAACAGAGGTATTAAAGAAGGTAACTTTTATGTATTAAAGGAAACTTTACCGCCGGCTATCTTAGTCGAGGGCGGGTTTATGACTAATAAGGACGAAGCTTCTTTAATACTAGACACGGAATTCCAGAATGAAACAGCCAAAGAGATCTTAGACGGGATCTGTAAGTATTTTAAGATTACTAAAAATAAAAAGGAAGATCTACAGCTACAGCTTGACAGGGAATACAGCCGCCGGGTGGTAGCAGAAAGAGAAGTAGAGGACCTTAAAAAAGAGACCAAAGAGTATGAAAACTTCTTTAATAACTTCCAGAAGTTTTTAAATAAAGCTAAGGGGGCTAAATAATGGATATTAATTGGCAGTTAGTTTTAAACGTAGCTTTAGGTTTAATACCGGCTATTTCTATACTGATCGGAATTTTACTTAAAGTGCGGCCAGAACTTAAGGTTTTTGTAGCTAAGGGTTACAGGTGGCTTAACATTGTAAGTAAGGTTTTAGATCAGATCGAGGATAATTTCGAAAACCTACCTTACATAAACACAGTCGATGACGTAGTAGAACAGATTATATCAGAGCTGGAACAGGCAGGTTTTAAACCCACATATAAGGATAAGAAGGAAATTAAGAAGCTAGCGGAAAATAATTTCAAGAAAAAAGAAGGCTGGAAATTAGACTTAAATAATGAAGCGGTTAAAATAAATTACATACATAAAGAATGACAGCAAAGTAAGCAAACCCCAGAGATCCCGGACTAAAAACCCGGGATCTTTTTAATTTTCCAGCTTTTTAAATCAAGACCGTTAAACCCTAAGATCTTATAGTACTATTAACTATTAATAATACTACTACTATACTATAACTA